TGACGACCATTAAGTGTAACACCACCTAGCATTTGAATGCCATCATACTTACTTAAGTTACGACCCCACTGTTGTTGGAACAATGCTTCCACATAATCCTTCAACCAGTTATCATTATACATGGAAGTATAAGTTTCTGGGTCTTGACGCATATTACAATCAACCATAATATAATCACCTGGTGATATATCTTCCCAATCAAAGTCCATATAAAGTCTGCCTTGATGCTCGTTCCATTTAATTCTACGATTTGCTTGAGAGTTGGTTACCCAATCTAAAGTCTCAAGATATTGAGAAGTCAAAAAGTAATGTAAAATACGACCATGTGTCATATTGTACATATCATTCAAAAAGAGTTGATATTTAATATTGAATATATTACCACCAGACATTTTCGACATACCAATATTGGTATACACATGATTGATACCTAACATTCCTGGAGGTGTATCAATATAATTATCTGCACCATACCAATCAGTAGAACCTTCCTGTGAGAATCCTTCTCCCTGATCCAACATAGCCTGTGTAACTTCAACTCTCATGAAAGTTTTATAACTTCCATTGTAATGATATTCCTGATAGTAATCAATTGCTTCTTCAATTAGATCATCTAGTTGCTCAGTAGCAACGTTAATGTCTATCGTAGGATATCCTAACCTACGCAAAGCATAATCTCTTATCTCAGTTTTAGTGGCTGGTCTTGTAGCTGACATTTATCTTAAGCGAATGATTGGATAGTCAAGTTAGTAACATCATTAGCACCAACGGTTTCTCCTTTCTTGAAGAACCCATCAACATTATCAACGGTGACTGAAGTAGCACCTAGAGCAGTGATAACTCCTGTTGAACCAGAAGTACCACCTGTAACAGTTGCACCAACTTCCATTGTTGTAATGTCAGATAGAGCAAAGGTGGCATTAGTAAAGGTAGTTGAAGTATTAAGTGAAGCTCCTGTACCATGTATAGCAGAAACTGGGATTGTTGCTCCATTACCATGTATAGCAGAAACTGGGATAGTAGCATCGCCACCGCCACCTGTAATAGTTATAACTTCGGATGCTGCATAACCAGATCCATCAACATTAATAGCAACAGCAGTAACATTTCCACTAGCATTAGCAGTTACATCAACTGTCAATCCTGTTCCTGATCCAGAGGATGTTGTAGCAACTCCAGTTGTAGTTCCTTCAGTATATCCAGTACCAGCAGCAGAGATAGTTCCAAGAGTCTTAACTCCAGATGCATTAGCATTTGTTAGTGTAATAGTTTCAGAAGCAGCATAGTTCAAACCATCATCAACGATAGTTGCACCAGTTACAGCACCTGAACCATCAACAGTAATAGAAACTGTTAATCCAGTACCAGATCCGCTTGCTGTTGTTGCAACAGTTCCTGCAGAATATCCAGTACCAGCAGTAGCAATTGATCCAAGAGTCTTAACACCAGATGCATTTGCGTTAGCAATAGTTAATGTCTCACCATTTGCATATCCAGATCCAGCAGCATTAACTGAGACATTAGTAAGAACACCGTTTGTAGCAGTAATATCAACAGTAGCACCTGTTCCTGATCCAGAGGATGTTGTAGCAACTGCAGTTGCTGTTGTATATCCTGTACCACCTACCAAAGTACCAAGGTTAAGTGTAGAAACACCACCAAGGTTAGGGTTAGTAATAGTTAATGTATCACCAATTTCATATCCAGAACCAGCAGCATTTAAAGCGATTGCAGTAACCACTCCACCTACTGTAGTAGTATCAACAGTTAACCCAGAACCAGTACCTCCACTAGTAGCAACTCCAGTTGCATTACTAAATCCACCAACACCATCAGTAGCAATTGATCCAAGTGTTACAACAGATCCAGGAGTAGGATCTCCAGATAGATTCAATACTAATGTAGTTGAAGTTGCAAGGTTATTAAGCATTGCACTCAATTGCTCAAATGCATTATCAAGTTTTGCTTGTACTCTTGCTTCTGTATAATATTGATTAGTTCCTTCAGAAAGATCAGTTGTAGATTTACTTGATAGATCTAAGTTTGCACCAGTTGCAGCTGCAACTCTTGCATTTGCTCTTGTGTCTGTGTAATAAAGATTTGTTGAACCTTCAGATAAATCATCAGTATCGGCAGCAGCAATACGTGCATCTGCTCTAGCATCTGTGTAATAAAGGTTACTACCCTCAGTGAGATCTCCTGTATCAGCAGCAGCAATACGTGCGTCTGCCCTAGCATCAGTATAATAAAGGTTAGATGATCCTTCAGTTATATTGTCAGTATCAAACTCAGTAAAGTCTATTGCTATATCAGCAGTAGCAAGTTTAATACCTGTACCATATGTGAAGTGAGTCCTTGTACGAGCAGCAGTTGTAAAGAGATTAGTTGAACCTTCAGTTACATTATCTGTATTAATATCAGACTGAGTTACAGAAAGAGCACCTGAACCATCATGTGTAATACCTGTACCATATGTGAAGTGAGTTCTAGTCCTTGCAGCAGTTGTGAATAGGTTAGTAGAACCTTCTGTTACGTTATCAGTATTTACATCTGCCTGTGTAACTGTAAGAGTATACGTTCCAGCAGCATCATCATAAACCTTAGTGATACCTGTACCAGCAACTATAAGAGCATTAACTCTGTCATCTACACGTTCGTTAGTGAAGTATAAATTAGACCCTTCTGATAAAGCACCTGTATCGTGATTGGAGATATCTGAAACTTGACCAGTTACATTACCAGTTAAAGCACCAGTAATAGCAGTTATATTTGCAGCATCTGCAAAAATTCCTTGCCATCTAACAGAAGATGTACCAAGATCGTATGTGCTATCTGCAGCAGGATTAAGATCCTTAGCAGTAGAAGTAGCACCTGTAAGATTACCAACTAAGTCTGAAGTAATCTCATTAGCAGCAAAGTCTCCAGATCCGTCACGTATGACTAAGTTGTTTGCAGCATTTGAACTTGCAGAAGCAACGTTAATTGTTGTGTTACCAGAAACACCATCAGCATTAGTAAGTGTAATACCAGAGTTAGCTGTAACACCAAATGTTCTATGAGCATAAGTGTTTGCAGCAGTCCTGACCATGTATCCAGTACCAGTCTGTGCAGCAAGTGCAGTTATATCTGCATCATCGTAAGTAGTTGTAAGAGTAACAGCAGCACTACCATCAATGGATACGTTACCATTTACAACACCGTCAATTGTTAATACTCTAGCAGTCTTCCATGCATCAGCAGTAGTTGCGTTACCTAAGAATCCAGCACCTGCACCAGTAGCACTAGCAGCAGTAATTTGATTAGCAGCAAAGTCTCCAGAAGCATCACGATTAACAACTGTAGATGCTGTATTAGCACTTGCAGTTGTCATATTATCAAGGTAATCAACGTTTAAGTTGTTAACCTTAGTAGTAGATGCTATTGAGAATGGAGCAGTACCAGTACTTAAATTTGATATAACCTGACCATCAACTGTTATAGTACCATCTACATTTACATTATTATCAACATCAAGTGCAGTACCAGCAGCAGTAAGATTTAAAGAACCAGCTCTAAGAGCACCGTCTGTACCAGCTAATACTTCAGAAGTATTTGTTGCATCTGTTATGAATGAGAATTGGTTTGCTGATCTGTCATATCCAAAGAACCCAATTTTAGCAGAGCCGTCGTAGTAACGGAACTCAACACCACGATCCTTAGCATCGTTAGACGCTGGTGCTGTGTCACCACCCAGAGTAATAATAGGGTCATCGAGAGTTGTGACCGTACTATTGACAGTAGTTGTTGATCCATTTACTATTAGGTTACCTCCAACCGTAAGATCATTATGGAATTCACCATCACCAGAAGTATTAGTTACAGTGAATGCTGAACGTGTATTAGTCGCATCATAAACTACAAAGTTTCCACCGATATATGTGTTCTTATCAATCGTTGCACCACCAGAAACTTGGAGAGCAACTGAACTATCTGCAAGTGATGTTGCATCCTGAGTATTACTAATTACAAAATTACCTGAAACATCAGCATTAGCATTAAGATCTAATGCACTACTAAGTTCAGTATTACCATATACTCTCAACCCTTCACCAATCGCAAGATTCTTACCAATAGCAGCACCACCAGTTAATCTAATAGCACCATCAGCAGCGTATGATCCTGTTAATGTTTGTTGTGTGTTATTGGTAAATGTATTAACACCAGATGTTCCGAATGTATCATTAATCTGTGTAGCATCACCAACGGTTAATGTACCAATGATATTTGTATTACCGTTATCGGTATCAACCTCAAACTTCGCAACTGCAGAACCATTTCTTACAGAGAAGAGTTCGTTTGCAGCATCAATTACAAGTGAATCAATAATATTTGTTTGACCTTGTACAGTTAACGTACCTTGTGTTTCTGTATTACCATTATCTGTATCAACAACAAACTTATCTACAGAACTATTGTTCTGTATCTTAAACGCCTTATTGTCAGCATTAATAGTTACATTGTCTTGGAATGTAGCACCAGCATCAACATTCAATGTTGAATTTAATTCTGCTGCTGCATCAACAGTTAATGTACCTTCTATATTTGTATTACCAGTTCCATTATCAACAAAGAATTTATCTGTTGTACCAGAACGAACAGCAAAGTCTGCATCAACATCAACAGTACCATTAAATTCTGAATTACCATTTTGTACTAGATCACCTTCAGATGTGATATCTCCTGAAGCACCAAGAACTTGGAACTTAATTGAATCACCATTATTTTTCTTACCTACAAAGAAACCTTCTCCAGATCCTGTACCACCAACGTGTAGTGAAGTGTTAACACCAGCACCACCAAAGACTCTTAAGTTAGAGGTGTTATGATTTGAATAACTTGGTGTGTATGCAGCAACAGAACCAGTACGTAGTTTATAACGTATTGATAGGTAGTTTCTTAGACCGTAGTTCTCAGTTGCGTCTTCTTGCTGGTTAAAGTCACCATTCAAATATATGTCACCATTAAAGAGAACGTTCTTATCAAAGTATCCACCACCATCTACTCTTAACGCACCATAATCAGAATTCTGAATTGTATGTGGAGCACCAGATAAAATATCAGGTTCATCTGTAGATTCAAAATGTACTAGGTCAGCAACATTTAATTTACCTTCAGTGTTAGTATCACCATTATCTGTATCAACTGTAAGCTTATCTGTACCGTTAGCAGTTTGAATCTTGAAGAACTTACCATCTGCTTTAATAGTAGTAGCATCAGATACTGTTAAAGTACCAGCAATAGCAGTATTACCAGATGCTGCTGTTACATTAAACTTGTTAGAATTAATATTAAGATTATTAGTTATATCAACAACACCATAGAATGATGCATTACCAGTTGTTGATTGTAGTTCTACTCTATTAGTTCCACTACCATTGTTTAATTGTAAAACCTTAGAAGCACCTTGGATAACAATATTATCATCATGGAGAGTTGTACCATGAACAGTTAAGTTAGTATCAATATCTACTGAACCACCGATATTAACATCATCTCCAATACCAGCACCACCAGCAACTACCAAGTCTCCAGTAGTATTAGATGTTGAGTTAGTATTAGTTGTTAGTTTTAAATTTCCAGCAATGAGTCCAGCATCTGTTCCAGCGAATACCTCTGAGGTATTTGTGGCATCGTAGAGGAAGGTGAACGCTCCTGAATGTCCTCCAAGATCGTTGGCCGAATCGTCGTAACCAAAGAATCCAACCTTTGCCGAAGCATCGTAATATCTGAATTCAACTCCTCTGTCCTTGTTGTCATCTGAACCTGGAGCAGTATCACCACCAAGAGTGATAATAGGATCATCCAACGTAGTAACGGTTGAATTAACTGTTGTAGTCGTTCCATCAACTTGTAAATTACCTCGTATAGTTACTAGACCTGTAACATCTCTATCATCATTAGGGTCTATTAATATATCACCAGTACCACCCATGTAGTCGCCTTGGAACCTTAAGTTCTCTACATGAACTTTACCACCAGCATCTGATGCATCTATATCAACTACATCTTCTGCAGAAATAGTTACTGTACTTGTACCAGTACCAGAGTTAGTTGCAAGTATACTTAAAGATCTAGCAGAGGTTGAGTTCTGTGTAGTCTGGAATGTTAGATTACCATCTCCAGTCTTGTCTAGAGTTTGTGCAACCGCCCCATCAAGGGTAATGTCTGCATCACTAAAATAAAGTCTTGCGTTAATATCAACTTCTCCAGCACCACTATCACCAGTATTATTTGCCCCAAACAATAGATTACCACTTGTATCATTAACCTTAACATAGTTGAGATAATTAAATCCACGGTATCCTGAAGTAGCAGTTAGTTCTTGGTCAAGGTCGAAGTCCTCTTTCGAGTTGCCGTCAGCAAAAGAAATTCTACTGTTTTGTAATTGATCATTATCAATAGCACCAGCAGCGAATGTAACATGACCTGCTGCAGATACATCAAAATCTTCTTGGTCAAATGAAGCAAGTCCTTTCTGAGGTGTTGCACTAGCACCAAGCCATCTCCATGATCCAGCATCAGTAGCATCAGTATGTGTAGGTGCTCCAGCTCCAGCAACTACATCTGCAATAGCTTGATAAAGGTTTGATGCATTAGTAATTTGATCGTTTCTGGAATAGGTTGCTGCATTATCATATGCTGCTGCTGTAGTTCCTTGTGTTGCCGTTGCAATTGGTAATGTTGTTGATGCTGTTAGTCTACCATAATCATCAACTGTGTAGTTAGTAGCATTGACAGTTTCTGAACCTGCAGCTGATGTTAATGATGCTGCATTATACTCAGCAGGAGTAACAGCAGTTGTTATTAAATCAATTTGAGGATTATCATTAATACCAGCACCTTCACTAATTGCAATTCTTGTAGCAGTACCAGTAATAGTTCTGGTTTGCATAGCACCAGAACTTGTTCTAGCAATTAAACCAGTTGTAGTGAGAGAAGCAATTGCATTTAGATCGTTATCATATGGTTGAGCACCAGTTCCTTCTATACTTGTATCTAATCCATATGCAGCAAGAGTAGTTGGATTAGTTGCTGTTTTAATTCTTCCTTTAGCATCTACGGTAACTTTAGTATACGTTCCTTCTGATGCAGCAGTACCATCATAATGAGGTAAAGTTGAAATCAGTTCTAATGATGTAGATAGGTTTAAGTTTGTAGAACCATCAAATACACCAGAAGCTTGAATATCATCAGAGAGTTGAATCTGACGTGTTGAAGCAAGTCGTGTAGCAGTAGAAGCATTACCAATTAGAGTTGATGTAATAGTACCAGCAGCAAAATTACCATCAGCATCTCTTTGCACCAATGTATTTGCTGTATTAGATGTTGATTCAACAGGACGCTCATACCTCAAAGAGTTCCACGCTGTAACGCCATCTCCGATTTTAAATCGACCAGTATCTAATTCTATCCCTAATTCACCTTGAGCAAGTGTTGGGTTGGAGTTTGCCCATTCCTGAGCACCACCTCTTCTTAACTGTATTCTATTTGCCATTTTATTGGAACAACTCTATAAAACATGCTTCCAAGTTATTTATGTCATTAAAAAGGGGGAACTTAATCCCCCTTTAATTATTCTTGGTCGGTGATATCATCACCAGGTATATCTACATTATCCACTTCGGGTGTTGGTGGATTCTCTTGATAATATTCTAATGCTTCAATAGCACCTTGTAGTTTTAAAGCAACTACTTCATTATCTTTAATCTTCTTTGCTGCTTCTTGGTTTTCATTCACCAAATTTTGCAAACGCTCTTTAAATTGAGCAAGCATCGTTTCTTGCGATACCTTTTCTACTGGGTCTGTCATGATACGGTTTTGTTAGCTAACGTTTTCAAGAGTGACTTTATTTCACTTATTTCTGATTTTAACTCAGAAACCTCATTTTGTAAAGCCTGTCTTTCTGATATTTCTCTTTGACGCTTATTATAAGTCGCCATGTATTTATCATATTCTGATTGATTGGCATTAATTATAGCATTGGTATTAGGATCTCTAAACCAACCCTCTTTACCATCAACAGGTACTAAATCTTTTATGTCCATTATGTAGCAAGGCAAATAGCACGTAGGTCTGCAATTAAAGGTACTCTAGCTTGGTTTGAAGATCTCATTACAATCTTAAGTTGGAATGCATTGAAGTTCAATCCACTAGTTTCATAGTAGTAATCCTTCCAAAGAATTTCTTCTGATGGTGCATCATCATATTGTAATGGTGCTGGCATTAAAGTCCAACCAACTGAATCAACATCATCACCACTTCCTGTCATGAATACTCTATAGTATACTCTAACTTCAGCTTGTGGAGGACGTGACATCTGGAAATCAACTCTTATAGATCTCGATTCTCTTGCTAGTCTTGCAAGACGAGTTATATAAACAGCATCATTCTGATCACCAAATGGTAATACTGAAACATCCTGTGATGTATCTATATTATTTTGCTGACCGTATGCTTCAGGACCACCAGGCCACTTATTGATTCTATTCATTGTAGTTATCAATGAACATCTATCAAGGTCAACAACAGGAGATAGTGATGCCTTCTCTGTTGATAATTGAATCCTCATTGTGAGAGACTTAGTACCACTCAACTTAGCAAGTTCATTAACCTCAGAACAAATCATTCTTGGGTTATCGAAGAAGTTCATATTATTAAGAGTGATAGGAAGATACGTTCCATCATTAACAAATGAAGCTTGATCAACACTAGTACTTCCATTACCAATAGAAGTTGCACTTGTTGTATTAACAGTTGTAGTAATATCAGTTTCTGGTAAATCCATTGTTGAAACATTTGGTGTCATAGTTTCAAATTGTGTATTCTGACTAGCCCAAATTAGATCACCACCACCACGTATACCATTTGTTGCTACACCTGTTATGTGAAGCATATAAGTATCTAACCAAGGACAAGATATACTTGTATGGGTCTTATTAATATCAATAAGTGGAATACCATCTAAGTTATAACACTCTACAATATCACCTGAAGAGTGTGCGACTTCAGTAGTACTATTAGCACCTCTACCACCAGTAGCTACTGTAATAGATTTACCATCACTTGCAACTGCAGCGTACTGAATAATCTCATCACCGATCTTAAGATAACCAGGATTACTAGCACTAATTGCTGCACCATTAACAACAGTATGGAAATCAGATCCATCCTCAACGTTAATAGTAGTGGTTCCAACTGACAATGCACTTGTTAATGCAGTATTAGCAATCTCTGATACAGCACCTTCAACAGTAACATTATTTGTTCTGTTGTGCATACAATGATTTCTATGATATATCAATACCTCTTTATCATCTGCTGCGAATGTAGGAACACTTGCTAGGTAAGCACCACGAGAATCTCCAGAGTACGTTACATTAGCTACACTACCAGTGAATCCACCAGACTCACTAATAGTCTCTGATGCAGTAAAGCTACCAGTCACGTTAGTAAGTATTAAAGTAGCACCAACATAACTCTTAACAAGTCCAGTAATACCTGAAGAACCTCCAGTTACAGTTTCACCAACTGTTAATGAACCTGTACCAGAACCAACTGTTATTGTTGCTTCTGCTTGATATGAAGTTAATATGTATGTGGAACCATCTAACCAGTTACCAGTTATATCTGTTACTGTAACAGTATCTGCAACAGATCCAGAAGTTGTAGATGAAACAACAGTTGCCTGTGCATTAGTTCCTGTTTGAGTTACCCTAGCACCATCAGTAAATGTATACTGAGTTGTTTGTGGATCTAATGATAATACTTGTTTAGGTTTAATAGTTTGAATTGGGTTATTAATTAATCTATGAACACCACCGTTACCCTTACCTTGTGGTGTGTTATTAAGAACTACAGTACCTTTCTCCTTTGTAAAGTTAGCACGATATATCGTGAACTTAAGGTCTTCATACTGATCAGCAGTCCATGTAGATGCGTTCTGTGACTTGAATAAGACACCAGCATAAGGCTGTTCTGATATAGTTCTAGTTCCTGTTACATCAACATCACCCATTCTAGAAATCCAGATCTTATATTCATTAGAGTCTGAAAGAAGAACGAAACAATATTCCGTAGATGACTTAATATATACAGGTGCTTTAAACTTGAAGTTAGTCTTAACAGATGCAGTTTCAGATATTTCAATATTATCTGGTGTAACTGTTATGTCAGAGAATGGTAGAATAGTCTTTGTTGGATAACCATTTTCCATTGTTCTAATTTGCATAGAAACTGGAATATTAGTATCCTTAGTATTAAAGAATAGATCAACACTAGATATGAATACACCACCTTCTTCTTCAACAATGAATGATTGAGCAAGAGGGTCATACCAACCAATCTGTCTAGATTCTGTTCTAGTAGTTGTAACAACTCTATCTTCACTAACTGTATCTCTAACAATCTCAGCATTTCTAACTGCGAGAACATTTTCTTGAACAGTCTGTAAAGTACCAGATGCTGAGTATGTAGTATCTGCAGATGAATCAACTGCTCCTAATGCCTTACTATTCTCTTCAGAAGTTGTGAATCTAAAGGATCTAGTACCTGTAGCCCAACGAGGGTTAGCATCATTCTTAGGAGAAGGTATAAAGAAACATCCTTGAATATTACCAACGTTGTCTGTTAACAGACGACGATCTCTAACAACTGCTCTAGCACCAGATGTTTGACCAACTAGAACTTCACCTACCTGCATATTACCAAAGTAATCTGGAGATACAGTTTCTGATATAGCAGTTATATCATGATTTAAATATATTGTTTGTGAAGAATATGAAGTAGGAAGAACTTCTGTACCCTTACCATAAGGATTAGTTTTATATCCATCATCAGGTGCAGCAACCTTTACTTGCATTCTTGAAGTTTCTCCTATAACTGTTTCACCAACAACAAATGGAGTCTCATTAGTACGAGCATCAGTTGTAGAGTTTTTAATTATCTCAATTACTTTAGGTGTAATACTAGTTGTAACGTTAACACCATCAAAGAATGCATAGAATCTTGTACGTGGCTTCATACGATCAACGTTGAATCCTATATTACGAGATCTAATCCAAGGAATAGTACTTCTAGAAAGAACTGTATCACCTAATGATCTTCTTTCAATCTTAGGAACAACCCTAGAACGAACACCTTGACGTGCCTGATTATTAACAACACGATAAGTACGACGCTCATGTAGATAGAATAGACCTTGACGACGCTGACCGTGACCTGCACGACCTAACTGACGACCAACACCAAATGTACCTGAAGAAGATCTTTGTGATGATGAAGACTGTAATGTTTCACCAGTCCAGTTAGTCTGCCAAGAACCCCATTGAATAGGTGCGAAACCGTTCTGATCAACCTGCATATCCTTAGATACGGATGAGAAGTCTCCTTCGATGTTCTCAACACGAGCTGGAAGACGCTCAATATCAACCCAGTCATCAGATGCTGGAGTAAGATCAATACGTCCAATGAATGTGAATACGTTGAATGGGTTAATGTTCTCAGTTCTTGAAGCATATGGCTGTGTAATAATAGCCTCATCTTCAAAAGGTAACATAATTACATTACCTTCAGTCTTCTGAACATCAACAGAATCTGATTCATTATATACAAGTCCAACGTTAGTTGTGTAATGCTGAGGTCGTAATTGACCTTCTCTAAAATCTAGAGAACACTTATAATCTGCATTTAAAACATCCCCAATAGTATGATCGGTAAAGTCATCAACAATATATCCATTCTTTAATCTATCAAATCCGTTCTCATCATATGTCTTAGTATTATCTGCCTGAGATTCAAGCATTGATAATGATGTATAGTATTCAACGTTAGTTAAACGATTCTCCAAATCACCAATATCTTTCATCGTATAACGACGAATAACTTCTGCAGTTATAAGACAATCTCTTTCTGGATCAAAGACGTATGGCTTATATTCTATAGTTGCCAACAACATAGAGTTCTCAACTCTATCTGGTGGAATAAGGAACTTACCAGAGACACCTTTTTGTACTCTTAATTTACTATCATGTGAAAGATAGAGGTAATCAATTCTTGGTAGATACCATGTATAGTCTGCTCTGAATGAAGAATTGACCTGCATAATATCAAATACGGTTGCAGCACCAGAACCACTGACTGTAGAGAATACTCTAGATACAAAGTCAAAAGTAGTACAGTTAACATAATATGGAGAACCCATACTACCTTGACCATTACGCAATTCTTTTACGCCTGGACGGAAGTCAATTTGATCTCTAATATACTTAATAGAACCATCAAGTTTATAGTTAGGAATCTCTTTATAAGTTATACCAGTATAAGATTCGTTAGAGAAGTAATCACCTGAAGATTCGTGTGATAGGTAATCAAATATAATTAACAGTCTTCTTGATGGTGCAATAGTAGATGGCAATCTAGTAAGTCTAGAAGCATCATAATAATTAGTTCTTTGACCAGCTTCTAAAGTAAATTGATCTGTAATAACTTTACTACCAAGGAATATTGATCCAGCACTATCATCAACAATACCAGCAAGAGCACCACCAGCAGCATCAAATCCATTTATAGTTTCACCTATAATAAATGGTTTTTCATTCAATGCAACAAAGAAAAGTTTTAATGCAGAGTTTTCAAAACTAATAACTCTACCTCTTGCTCCAGATGTTTTACCTTCTATTAAAGTACCTGCAGAAAAGAATACAGATTCAGTTAATATAACATATGGTGATGATGCATCATTATTATCATATGACTCGTATATTGCATGAATATTATATACATCATTAATACCAAATGAGATTCCCTCATCCTGTACTCTAGTACCATATAGAGAACTATACTCTAGTCCTGTTGGTTGTGCATCTAATTTCTGATTTGTCTTGAATACTTTTAATGCTTGCATCTTAGATGCAGTCTTTAACTTCTTAGTAACAGTGTTCTTAGATACTAAAGCAGTTAAAGTAACAGTTGCAACTGAACCTAATCCACCAATAGAGATTGACTGGTTATTAGCACCATATGTTGCTGTTAAGTTTCCACCAGAAACCTCGGCATCAAGATCTATATTCTGACCATTAGCCCATGTTCCACTACCACCATTAGCTACAATAGTAAGAGTGAAATTCTCTGAAGACATAGCACCGAATGCTTCATTCTCAGGAACTGTAAATGTAATAGAACCAGTAGTTACCGTTTTAGATGCAAAGTTTCTGTATACAAAGAACGATTCATCAGCAATAGATCTCATTGTATCTTCTGGTAAGTCAAAAGATAGTTCTCCATTCTGATAATCTTTCTGGAATATGAAAGGACGCATCCTTACAACATCACTATAATCACCATCACTAATAGCACCTGCATTCATTGATGATGCTATTTCAAGTTCTGCTATCTGTGAATCATAATCAAAAATTACATCAGCATCAGAAACAGTTGATTTTTTATTAATCTTAGTTACACCAATCGCTGTTGGATTTACTCTCTCAATACGAAGTGAGTTCTTACCTTCAAAGTCAGAAACAGTTGTAGTAATAACATCACCTGGCCTTAAATCATTTTCAAATCTTGTACGGAAACCAGTAATCTCCTGATTAGAACCTTGGTCAATAGCAACAGTTGTACATTCAATTGGCCAAACATCATTAAGTACCCAGTTACAACCAAATCTTACTGCACCACCACCAGTATATCCAAAGGATGCTCTTGTATCAGTTAACTGATAAGTATGTGCTGCTTCTAAAGTACCAACATTAAGACCATCATGCTCTAGAATTTCACCAACTGTGAATTGACCTGAGACATGTTCCAACATAATGTAATGAGTTTGGTTACCAGTATCTGCAACATAACCAGTAGCACCAGATGTCTTACCTACAATTCTACGTCCAGCAGCAATACCTGGAACTGATGCTACAGCAGAATGGACTGCATTGTTAATATTAACAGCAGTAAACATTTGGGCATCAAAAAACCACATATCATATACACCAGCACTAGCTGCAGTACCTGACTGAGAAGCATTTGATGCTGCTGTAGAAGCTGCTTGTAACTGAATACACCTACATCTACCAATCCTATTACCACCACCAGGTTCATCATTAGTAGAATTTAAAGTCCAAGTATCATATAAATCTAATGTTTGATATCCATCAGTAACACCATCACCAGAAATTTCTGGCCATCCAAAAACATCATAAACCTTTACAAAGTTACCAAGATTGAAATTGACAATTGAGTTATTACTCATGTCAAAATCTCTAGGCTTATCTACATCAACATATTGTGGTGCAATAAATTCTGTGCGATATCCTTTAACATATGCTTTACCTGGAGAAACTTCAATAGCAAGTTTCCCTTCATTAGCTAAATTACCATCAGCAGAAGTTTCATTCAAAGAATATACACCATTATTAAATCCATCATTAAGATGTTCTCTAACTTTTACATCAAAAGTATCAATTACATAGTCTCCAGACTCTTCAAAAGTCCTTCGAGCCATAGATCTCTCTAGCTCACTATATGCAGTTCTATTAACAAAATTCTCTACTCTACTCTTATTAATCCTTAATAGCTCAATAAAATCTTTATCTGCATCATCACTAATTAATCTCTTAACAAATTGTGTTTTAATTCTAAATCTATGACCACCTGGTGCAGAATAGTTTGAAGTACCAGCAGCATTATCATTCAAACTCTCATCATCTTCTGGAGTTATAATAGATTCTAAAACTTCTAAACCAACCCTATAAGATGGATTGTTACCATACTGATCTAATAATAGATATGCAGTAGGAACATTTATAAAATGCCCTCTAATATAATAGACACCTTCACTAATATAAGCAGCAGATCCAACCTCAGTAGCATTTACTGGAAGTAACTGTGCAAATGGAGTCCCAATTTCAATAAGAGTTGATCCAAATGTAATCTCTTTATCGGCAATTAACTGCTCATTAATTAGGAAAGTCTTGGATGCTGTTGATGATGTAGTATCACCAGAATCAATATACTTAACATATAACGTTATATAACCTTTCTCGGATTCAGTAGCAGAAATACTATAAAGAACTTTTGCCCTAACACCTGTTGTCAAACCTTCAATAATAGATCCATCTAACTGTTCTCTATACGTTTCAACTTCACTACCAAGGAATGACTCTTGAATTAATATTGCTTGTACATTTAAGTCGTAACCAACCTGTCCTGGAATAACCATTGCACCTTCTTTGAAGGTTGCAGTTCCCATAGACTCAATTTGATTCTGCAGAATACTCTGCATTGTTGTAAGTTCCCTTGCCTGTATAGGAAATCCAGGTCGGAACAGCACTCGATAAAAATTCTTATCTTTATCAAAGTCGTCGTAATACGGTGTTACGTTTAAGTTAGTATTTTGTGCCATTCGGTTAGAACTCGATTACGATT